GCTCCAGGTCGTGCTTGAACCAGTAGGCCACAAGGACGGGCTTACCGTTGGCGGCTTCGATGAGGTCCTCCAGGGCGTCCAGCTTCCGGTCGTGCAGCCGGAGCACCCGCTTGTCCTCCCCGTACACCGCGCCGTTGGCCATCTGGGAGAGCTTGTTCGCCAGAGCCGCCGCGTTCCCGGCGTCCACTTCTTCGCCGTTCAGGGAGAGCACCAGCTCCGCCCTCATGGTGTCGTAGGCTTGCCGTTCCTTTTCAGAAAGAGCGACCTTAAACTCGTTTATCACGCATTCCGGCATATCCAGATAGTCGCCGGCCCGCATGGAGATGGTGATGTCGGAGATCTTCTCATAGATGGCGTCCTCGGCGCCGGGCAGGGGCTTATAGGAGAACACAACCTGAGCGTTGCGCTTGTCCGGCTGGAAGTAGGCGTTTCGGTACCGGGTAATAAACCGGCCCAGACGTTTGCCCATATCCAGAACGCGGAATTCTGCCCACAGGTCCATCAGCCCATTGGAAGAAGGTGTGCCGGTCAGCCCTACAATGCGCTTGACGCTGGGCCGCACCTTCAACAGCGCGCGGAACCGTTTGGCCTGATAGCTTTTGAAAGAGGACAGCTCATCAATGACCACCATGTCGTAGTCAAAGGGCAGGCCGCTGTCCTCCACCAGCCACTGGACGTTCTCCCGGTTGATGATATACACGCTGGCTCTCTGCAGGAGTGCCGCCTTGCGCTGGGCTTCACTGCCGACCGCTACCGAGTAACTCAGGCCATGCAGGTGGTCCCATTTTTCGATTTCACCGGGCCAGGTGTCCGCTGCCACACGAAGCGGGGCGATGACCAGCACCTTGCGAACCAGGAAGCTGTCCAGGCAGAGGTCGAAGATGGCGGTCAGGGTGATGACACTTTTGCCAAGGCCCATGTCCAGAAAGATTGCCGAAATGGGATGCTCCAGGATGAAGTCCGTGGCGTAGGTCTGGTATTTATGAGGACTGTATTTCATCCAATATCCCTCCAATCTGTTCTTCGCTGTCGATGCGGTAC